ATACATATTATTACACAAACTATGGCCAATAGTACGAAATAAGGAGTATACCCAATGTCTGAAAAGTTTGAAAAATTACTTGACTTGTTGGTTAACGAAGAGAAGAATAAAGCAGAAGATTTATTCCATGAAATCGTTGTTGACAAATCAAGAGAAATATATGAAGAATTAGTATCCAACGATGCAAATGAATCAATTGAAGATTCAGAAGCAGTTGACGAAACTAAAGACGAAGAAGTCGATGAAGCCACTCAAGAAGTAGATGAGAAAAAAATGGACGACAAAGACGACAAAAAGAAAAAAATGAAGGAAGAAGACTCAGAAGAAGTTGACGAGTCCTCTGAAGAAGTAGACGAAGCATCTAATGAAGAAGTAGAAGAAGCGGCTGACGAAGTTGAAGAAACTATCGGTGGCGACGCTACAGACGATCTAGTTGCTGACGTTACTGCTGACCAAGTTGGCGAAGAGCCAGTAATGGCAGACGAAGAAATGACTTCAGATGAATTAGAAGATAAAGTAATGGATCTGGAAGATGCTTTGGAAGAACTAAAAGCAGAATTCGAAAAAATGGACGGTGACCATGACGGTCAAGACCACGGAGACGACGAAGAAGGTGACGAAATGCCAAAAGATGAGCCAGAAATGGACATGGATATGGACATGGACAAACCGGAAGAAGAGTCAATGGAACCAAGTTTCGAAGGCGAAGAGTCCGAAGAAGTTGAAGAAAGCAAATCAGTAGAAGCACATTTGAGAGAATACTCTGAAATGGTTAAAGCATCTGCAAGCGAAGGCGGTGATGCATCAGCAAAATCTCCAGTTGCTACAAAAGGTGGTGCTACTCCAACAGCAAGTCCAGTGAAAACTGATACAAAAGCGGAAGCAGGTGGAAAAGTTGCGGCTCCAAAGGCTGACAGTACTCCATACGCTAACAGAGGTGGTAAAGGAAAAGTAGATCCTAAGCCGGCTCCTAAGCCAAAGTCTTCCGAGTAATATAAGGAATTTTAGATGTTACATCTAAGAGAGAATCTTACATTTGACCAAGCAGGATTAGTCCTGGAAAGTGACGGCAAAGACGGCAAAGACCTATACATGAAGGGGATTTGTATTCAAGGAGGCGTGAAAAACGCTAACGAAAGAATATATCCTGTGAATGAGATAGCGAAGGCCACTAAAACTTTGAAAGATCAGATCCAGGGTGGCTATTCCGTGCTTGGTGAAGTTGATCATCCAGAAGATTTGAAAGTTAATCTTGATCGTGTGTCGCACATGATCACAGATGTATGGATGGACGGATCCAACGGTTACGGTAAAATGAAGGTCTTGCCGACACCAATGGGGAAGTTAGTAGAAACAATGTTAAATTCCGGAGTTAAACTAGGTGTTTCATCTAGAGGATCCGGAAATGTAAACGAGTCAACAGGCGAGGTTAGTGAATTTGAAATCATTACCGTCGACGTTGTGGCGCAACCTTCGGCACCGAATGCTTATCCAACACCAATCTATGAGGGATTACTGAATATGAGAGGTGGAGCAAAAGTGTGGGACGTGGCGCAATCTGTATCGCAGGATTCTGCGGCGCAGAGATATCTCAGAGACGGGGTATCGAAACTAATAAGAGACCTCAAGATTAAGTAGAGGAGAAACCGATATGTTAGAAGCATTAGAACCATTGATGAACAGCAATGTAATCACTGGCGACACTAAAAAGGCTATCGAAGAAGCATGGGAATCTAAAGTAAAAGAAACTCGTGACAATATCGAGGCTGAACTTCGTGCCGAATTCGCAAAACGATACGAGCACGACAAAGGCGTAATGGTTGAATCACTTGACAAGATGATCAAAGAGGGACTGGCTAAAGAGATCGCGGAATTCAAAGAAGATAAGCAATTACTTCAGAGAGAACGTGTGAACTATAAAAAGTCAATTGGCGAACATGCTAACGTTTTAAAATCATTCGTTTTAGAACAACTTAAGAAAGAGATCGCTGAATTACATGCAGACAAACATGCTGTCGCAGAAAACTTCGCTAAGTTAGAAGAATTTGTGGTTGGCAAACTTGCTGAAGAGATCAAAGAATTTGATCAAGACAAGAAGGACGTAGTGGAAACTAAGGTCAAACTTGTTGCTGAAGCAAAGAAAAAGTATGCAGAAATGAAAGCGAACTTTGTTAAGAAATCCGCTAAGGTGGTAGAAACTACAGTTGAATCTGTTCTCAAAAAAGAACTTTCTCAACTAACACAAGACATCACTACTAGCAGAGAAAATAACTTTGGACGAAGAATGTTTGAAGCGTTCGCAAGTGAATACACCAGCAGTTATCTAAATGAGAAGGGCGAAGTAAACAAACTGATCAAGCAAATGACTGCGAAAGAAGAAGAGTTGGAATCAGCCAACAAACTTCTTTCAGAAAAAGACAAGGTGATTGAAGCAAAATCAACAGAGGTTGAAGTTGCACACGATCAACTGGAACGAAGCAAGATTATGGATCAAATCATGTCACCATTAAGCGGTGAGAAACGTGAAGTGATGTCAGATCTACTTCAAACTGTGAAAACTGTAAAACTGAAAGAATCTTTCAGCAAGTATCTTCCAGCAGTAATGGACAACGATGTTAAGGCGAGAGCGAAAGTTCTTAACGAAAACAGAAGTGAAGTTACTGGTGATAAAGGCACTAGAGAAGTTGACGCAGGCATCGAACAGATGCGAAAATTAGCAGGTATTTAAGGGGAAATTAAAATGTCAAATACACTGATTGAAAATAAATGGGCAGAAACNAAGTCAGCANTGATGGAAGGTCTTGCCGGAACTAAATCAAAAGTGATGGATGTAACTCTAGAAAATACACGCAAATACTTGGCAGAACAAGCAACTGCTGGCGCAACAAGTGCCGGTAATGTAGCAACTCTAAACAGAGTCATTCTACCAGTAATTAGACGTGTAATGCCAACTGTAATTGCAAACGAAATCGTGGGTGTACAACCTATGACGGGTCCAGTTGGTCAAATCCATACTTTAAGAGTGAGATATGCAGACGCAAACAGCACAGCAGGTATTGTTGCTGGTGACGAAGCATTATCACCATTCACTATTGCAAGTGCTTACTCAGGTAATGAGACGGCAAATAGCAACAGCGAAAGCGGCGGCTACAGCATCATTTGAAGGTGCTCCAGGCAATAGACTTAACATCCAGGTGTTAAAACAAACGGTTGAAGCGAAAAGCAGAAAACTTTCTGCTAGATGGACTTTTGAATCGGCTCAAGACGCTCAAGCACAACAAGGCTTAGACGTTGAGGCTGAAATCATGGCGGCTTTAGCACAAGAAATAACTGTTGAAATTGATCAAGAAATCTTAACTTCATTAAGAAATCTTCCAGGCTCAGCAGAACTTACATACGATCAAGCGGCTGTAAGTGGTACTGCAACATTTGTTGGTGATGAACATGCGGCTTTGGCTGTACAAATCAACAGAGTTGCTAACTTAATTGCACAAAGAACAAGACGTGGCGCAGGTAACTTTGCGGTTGTTAGTCCATTTGCACTAACAATCCTACAATCTGCAACTACTTCTGCTTTTGCAAGATCTACTGAAGGTACTTTTGATGCTCCAACAAACACTAAGTTTGTAGGTACATTAAACGGTGCTATGAGAGTATATGCTGACGCTTACGCGACAGACGGTACTTCAATTCTAGTTGGATACAAAGGCGCATCGGAAACTGACGCGGCGGCATTCTATTGTCCGTACATACCGCTAATGAGTTCTGGTGTAGTACTAGATCCAGCAAGTTTTGAACCAGTAGTAAGTTTCATGACTAGATACGGATACATTGAATTGACAAACACTTCAAGTTCCCTAGGTAATGCGGCTGACTACTTAGGTTTAGTTGGTATCACAGATGGTAACGTAAAATTTGCATAATTTGTAAATTTAAAGAATTAAGGGCGGCTTTTGTCGCCCTTTTTTAATGACCAACTAACTATTGTATGAAATCCATGTTGGAAGAACTGATCAGAAACGCAGAAAATAATTCACATGTCATACAATTTACAATAGACGAAACAAGGTATCTATCGATAGAAGCACCTTTTAATCTACGCATAATAGAAGACCAGTGCATATGTTTCGTTGAAGCACCAACAAGACTGGATGCTGTACAGAAGGTCCTAGACAGCGGGTTACCCATCAAACAATTCACAGAATTACAATAAATACTTCAACTCAAGTGTGCCGACAACATTTAGGCTGTCGGACTTATGCGGTACCCTCCGCGTAGCGACTAGAACTCGCATTGGGCTCTTTAACAAGGAGAAAACAAAATGGGAAGACCTATTAAAATACAAAAAGGTAACATCGCATCAAATGGTGGTTCAGCAAATGGACACACTACTGGTGGACTGGGTGGTTCGGTTGCAGGCAACATCGAAGTGACTGGAGCATTTTTCAGTTCATTAGAAGGACTTGATTCAACAATCACTGTGTCAACAGCAGGTGGTATCTTTATCGCTAATCAACGTGGTACTAAGAAATTTACAATAGTTGGTACAGCAGTTGACGGATCAACAACTACAAGTGAAGCACTAACGCTTACACCAAAAGCACCAGGATCATTAGCATCAGGTGAATTCTGTGTACAGGCAGTTGGGGATGACTCCACATTATATTATGTTATGAAATTCCACAACAGAGGTTGTGTTGTTTCTAGTGATAACGGAACTACTCCGTTATTCAAAGGAATGAGTTTACTTGCTGAAGGAACTGACGAAGGTCAAGCATCTTCGGGTTTCGTTAACGTAGACACACAATAATACAAATTAATATAAGGGCGGGTCTTACTCGCCCTTTTTATATGAGCATAAATAATACAAATGAGTTACCATAGAGCCAAAACACCGTTAAATTTAGAAGTTATAAGTGCTGACGGATCACAAGTGGACAATGCTTTTGTTGCCACGCTGACCAACGCAGGACAACTTGATGTAACCATAGGCGGCGATCTCACAGTAGAAGGTAACACAACCTACTTAGAAACAACAAACTTAAAGATAACAGACGCACTGATCGAGTTGAACAAAAACAATTCAGGTGGTGCTGACGAAGATTCAGGATTTTTAGTCAACAGAGGATCAGCAGGCAACAATGCTGTATTTTATTGGAACGAAGGCGAAGATAAATTCAAAGCGGCATTGACCACAAGCACAGCAGAGTCAGACACAGTCACAGACACCTCATTAGCGACAATCAAAGCAGACAAATTTGAAACAGAAGGTTTGAGCATTGTGGACAACGACATTGTTGGAGCAAACTCAAATGCAGATCTAAACATATCAGCATCGGGCACAGGCAACGTCAAGATAAACAATCTTGTAGAAGTTGGTGCGACGTCATTAAACTTAGGACAAGTTACCATCGCAGGTAACGAAATATTTTCGAACTCGTCAAATGCAGACTTAAAAATATCTGCCAACAGCACAGGACAAGTACATATTGATGACGTATCAAGGTTTACAGCACAAGGATCAGATCCGACTGCTGTAGCAGGCACCACTCACTTGTATGCCAAGACTGAGTCAGGCGGCGGAACTGGACTTTTTTATGTAAATACAAGCAGTTCGGGTGAACTGGTAAGTAAAGCGAAAGCACAAATTTTTGGATTAATATTTTAAATGGCTATATCAAATAATTTAGTAGGATCAACAGCGGCGGCACTTGTAACAGGTGCGGCGGGTGGCACAGCAGTCACCACTGTATTCTTTTGTAATAACAGTGCGGACACGGCAACATTAGACGTGTTTATTGCACTATCGGGCGAAGGAGCCAAAGACGGTGACGGCGGAGACTCGACTGCTGATGCAAACATCATATTGAAAGAAATATCCATCAACTCTAAGGACACATACATTCTAGACACAGAAAAAATTATCCTTGGTAGTGGTGATAGATTGTTAGCACAGGCGGCGGATTCATCAGGACAAGTGGTTGCGACAGCATCATTCTTGAACTTATAATGGCTAAGACAGTCAAGTCAGGATTAAACACAGCACTTCAAGGCGGAAACATGAAGGCGGCGGCACAAGGCGCACTTAGGATTCCATCAGGCACCACAGCAGAAAGAGACGTAGAAACTACTGCAGGACAGTTGCGTTTCAACACACAAACAAGTTTTTTAGAATTTTTTAACGGCACAGCATTTGTGCAACTGAAAGGCGCGACCAATGCCGCACACACAGTAACGGTTGACTCATACACAGGTGATGGCACAACCACTGTGTTTGGTAATGGAGCGGCAGGTGGTGACTCCACAGTAGAAGCACCGATGAGTTTTACACCAAAAGCAGATCAGAATGTGCTGGTATTCATAGATGGCGTGTTCCAGCCAGATACTGTTTACACTATTTCGGGCACACAGATAACGTTTGGTTCAGCACCAGGCGGTGGAACTTCAATTAAAATATTACACGGATTTGATACGGCTTAGCCAATAAGGCCGAACTTGGACCAAGTACCAGGATTACCTCCACGCACACATATCCAACCAACATATGAACCAACTTCAGCATTGTCATTGTAACAGATGTCACCTTGTTGCCAGTTGCCTTCGGTCGGTGTGTTGACACCTGAGGTTATAGTCTTGCCTTTGTATTTGATGTTGCCATTGACTTCCAATGCTTGGGTAGGTTGATCGATGCCCACACCCACATTGCCATTGGCTTTGATTGTGATCTTAGTCTTTCCATTACCAACATCTAGATCAGTTATGGTGTGCATACCTATGAGTGCTCTTCCGTCTTTGAAGTCAAGCACAATCTGGTCTCCACCCTGATCCACTGCCAAGTAACCTTGCGGTTTACTTGTATTAACGCCCACCCGATGCCCATCTACTGATAAAGTAGAACCTACCTGTAACTTGTTCAACACACCAACTTCTTGCAGTGCTGAACTTTTAACTGAATTACCTAGTCTATCTTCCCACAGTACTTCACGCAGATTTATCTTACAGATTTCTTCACGTCGAAGTTGTCTGCTTCTGCTTTGTTGTATTTCAAACGTTCTGTGCTGATATGTCCTTTAACAAACAGATTCTGTGCATGTATGCCATCGGCATCTATCTTTTGCGTCTTGACTGTGTGTGAAATGACTGATGGGGCGTTGATTTCATTTGCAATCACTTTTGATAGATTAGCATCACCGCCATGTATGGGTCCTTTGATTTCTACTTTGTCGTCTTGTATGATTATTTTTTTGTCTTTTGCTGAGTCTTTGATACCGTCTGATCTAAAATTTGTGATGGTACCACCATCGATGTTATCCCCTGATATGCTATTGCGTGGTATAATAATCTCATCGATGTATATTTCAGGTGGTTTATTAGTAATAATTGATTCTAATTGTTTCATACTGTGTATTTACCGACAAGTGCCACATAGAGAGCGAAGCGAAGCGGCGGTCCGCTTCGGCAGGTCTGAATCCCCTCCTGCACCCTGTTTCACAGTTCAACGGGACAACGGGTCAATTGTTCAATGCAATAAATACTGTAAATTATGGCCATACAAAAAGTCACCGGTGAAATCATAGAGAACAACTTGTTGCGTAGTGCATCATTGGCAGTCAACACGGATCTGCTGTTCATAGACGTGGTTAACGACCGCATAGGTAT